TTAGTAACGGTTACACTAGGAGTCCCGGCTGATGTTACTAGTATAGATTTAATAACATAGGTTTCACTTACTAAAGGATATCCTGCACCAAAAGGATTAAGTTCCCCATTGCTAGTATCATTATCTATTCCTACAAAGTCATATCGATTTACTACTGCCATTAATCTAAAAAGAAGCTTCTAGCTTCTATCTCCTGTTTTAATTCTTCTTGAAAGGTAGAGTTTAATTTCTCTAATACAGCATCTAAATCTCTTACTAAAGAGTGTGCTACGTCTGCGTTATAATCATCGCTTGCTCTGGTTAATGATTGTACTATCTTAGCCATTATCTTCTTCCTCCTGCATGTACATCTAACCTAAAAGTTCCTAGTTTCCAATTAGAATCTACTGCCGTGTTAGATATCTTTACTGCAACCGATCTACCTCTTGCCCTACACGATTGATAATTAGTGCTCGAAGTAATAGTAAAAGGACCAAGAGTAGAACTAGCTGCTGTCTGATTAGGGAAATTTCTTAAATCTAATTCAACTATTGTATTTCCAGCTTGAGTTATAAAGTCCGGTAAAAATCTACTAACTCTCATTATAAATTCTCCATCTCCTCTAAATGTAATTCCTTGTTTTTGATCTTGTGTGATGTCAAAATCTCCTGAAAGAATATTAGCTGCAATAGCACTAGTAACCCCACCTTTAACTTGATTCACTCCTGTTTCATGTTCATAGTAAATTGAAATTCCATCCGTGTTTCCTACTGTATCACAGGTGTCAGTACCTGCATCATAAGAAGTTGCATGAGGTAAGCCAAAGATAGCAGAATCTATCCAAGTACTTCTTACAAAAGTTGAGCCGGCGTTCGTAAACCAGATAGGTCTTTGTGGACTTGAATCTAAATAACTATAAATGACACATCTATTAACCACATTGGAATCGGATGTTGGATAAAACCACATTACCTCTCCAAATAAGTTGTTAATTCCACAATAAATAAATTGATTAGAAGTAGTATTGAGATTATCATAAACATAATCTTCAACCAAGCAGTCCATCGATTCTAGTTTACCCGTAAATCTAAAGAAACCATTATCAGACATCCAATAAGCAGCACCATCAACTTCAACAGCTGCATTCTTTCCTATCAATCCACAGTTCGTTCCCACTTGTTCATAGGCAAATGTAAAAGGAGTTCCAACAAATCTCATGGTAAATAATGAAGTATCGGTCCATACGTAAAGTGCATTTCTACCAAGTGTAGCTCCCATGATCCGTGATCCGGCAGCCAGTCTTTGTGTACCAGCGCTATTGATTGCTGTTGGTGTCCATGTAGTTATATCCTCTTGAGAAGAGAATCTTATAAACATATCATCTTGAGTTGATGTATCTCCAATCGTGGTTTCAGTTCCAAATAAAACTAAGTGACGATCGGGAGTCGAGACTAACATATCTCTGGACGCGGTCGGTGCGCCACTAATAATTGTGGCTCTTGTGTCTACGGCATTAGCTAAATCTGCATCCCATTCAAATACTGCACCATTACAAATTAAAGCAATAAGGGTTGATCCTAAGTTATCCAAGGACCATAAACCAGGTTCAGCAACTTTATCAGTTGTAGCCGCAGCTTGACCCCATGCAGCATAGTCACTATAATTAGTAACGGTTGCTCCATCAGAGTGGGCAGCTCTTGTTGTTCCTCGAGCATTTCTAGTAATTCCTGTTAGATCACTTCCTGAAACTCCCGTATAAGAAATTTCTTCTGTGCCTACTAAAATGTAATTTGTACCTGTTGTTGGAAATCCTGTAACTGAATCTAAAGTAATACTGGTTCCTGATCCACCAGTTCCATAAACATTATCTCCTAAAGCTCCATCTAAAGTTGTCGTTTGAGGATTTGTTACGCTACCACCAAACTGGGATATACCCCATCCATAAACTCCAACCTGTTCAGCTGGGCCTACGGGATAGTACCATTTAACAGATAAATCTCCGTCAGTGGCGGTTGCGCTTGCAGTGGATCCCATAGTAATAGTAACCGAAGTACCATCTACTACTTCAGTTATCATAAAAGTTTTATTATCAAAATCAGAAGCTGAATAACCTGAGCCTGTTGGCGGTGTAACATCTTCAAGAAATAAAATATCTCCTGCTGTCATTCCTGAGGTAGAGGATAAGGTAATGGTAAGAATAGCAGAGCCACTACTAGAAGCTAAGGCATTTGTTAATGCTCCGAAGTCAGTTTTAATTGGATGTATATCATAATACACCCCACCAGAATATGCATATAAAATTCTATTGGTTCCAATGATAGCATATTTAATACCTATCTTATTAACCATTTGATGAAGAGCTCGAGCAGATCCACATAAAGCCTTGTCTCCTAATTGAGCCCATCCTCCTATTTTTTCAGGAGTACCATATCTAAAACGAATATTTTCCCCACCTGTCCACTGTGCTTCAGCGCCTGTTGGAGTAATTTGTTTATTAAATCCGGGTAAGAAACCTATTTTTTGTAGCATATAAAAACCTGTTTACCAAGAGTTATATCAGATTGTTGGGAATTTCAATAGATTAAAGCCTAGAAGCTGGTAACTTATTACCTAGCATTACAAGGTACTCCTTCTGAATTTACGAATGGTTGTTCTGCGAAAGCCATGTAGACGTATGTTCCACCTGAATTATTATATTGACCATCATCGTTTCTCACTTTGAAACCATTAGATAAAAAATCTATTCCATAAGCTGATCCTGTATATTCAGCAGCAGTTCTATCAGGATTTAAAGTATTTTGCATTATATTAGATGTTGATCTTTTATTATCATCTACTACCCAATAATCAGTACCACTTGTTAATTTAATCATAGTCCAAGCTGGTCTAAATCCAGTATAAACAAATGGTCCATCATCATTTCCATTTCCTGTGTATGTGCCAAACTTGCCGTAGCCTTGTTTTTCTGCGAAGCAGTAGGCAATATAAGTCTCACCACTTCCATTTACTGTTGAATGACCACCATTCAAATAAAATACTGAAGCAGTTGGTTTTGTATCATCAAAATTATCTGCTGTTGCTTTTGCGGCATTTGAATTTAAAATTAATTTATGTTGCCAAGTAGTTGAACCTAAAAAATCTCCATTAAGCACCCAATCGTGTGCACCTGTTGTACTTTTTACTAGAATAACATTGGGGGCTACTCCTAAACCATGACCAAAATTGGTATTAGTTCCTGTTCCATCATATTTTACTATTGAAAATCCTGCTGTTGTATCAACACTAACAGTTGTTGTTTCTGCTCCATCACCGTTTGATGAACCTGCACCATTTGCTTTCCAGTTCCAAGACATTTGTGTTTGGTCTTCTTGGTTAATATCATAATCATCGCCTAGTGTGAAACCATCAGCTCCAAATGCTGTAAGTCCAGCTGATTCAGTTGTTTCTGCTGTATTTGCATTAGAATAAATAGTTTCTGTTACACCTCTAACTGCATCTGTCCAAAAATGATCAGATGTATTTCCTCTTTTCTTTAACCAAACCAAATCTGGTTGAAAACCTACTCCTGTTATACTTAGTGTAACTTCAGTGCCCGTATAAGGTAATGGGTTCATATAAATTGTTGGATCGTTTACTGTTGTATAAGCTGCCATTTAACCTCCATATGCTCCGATGTTTTTAGTACATAATGCGTAGTAGCCACTAGGTACTGCGTATTCAAAATTTCCATAACCATCTGCATCTGTGTTGCCTGATGTGATTGCATAAGCTGGAGAGCCAAAATTAAATTCTAATGTAGTACTATCATTATGCCTGTCTCCACCAGCAGGAAGATAAAAACCTATTGGTGTACTTGCTGCTGCTGTTATTGATACTGCTGTTCCAGAATTTTGAACTGTACCATTTTTATAATATTTTATTTCATTGTCATCAAGATTTAAAGCCACACTTATAATATCGCCAGTTGTATAGGTATTGCCATAGCTTGTACCTGTTCCATCAGTATACGAATCACCAGTTCCACTATCATACATATAATTAGGTGTAGATGCTTTTTCTCCTAAATAATTTGAAGCACTATCTGAAACTTCACTAGCAATACCAATAGTAGTATATCCTGAAGCAGCAGTTACTTTTACTTCCCAGTACCATTTACCACTTGCTACACCCATTGTTCCTGTACCAAAAGTTTCAATAGAATCTGTTGATACTACTTTAAGATTTCCTTCACTAAATGTTGCACCAAAAAAATAATTATCCAAAGGATTCATGGTACAAAAATTATTCGAAGGAGAATCAGAACTTTGGTCTGTTGCGGCTAAACCACTTGTTGTAAAATCTGTTCCACCATTGGCATCGTTGCCAAGATTTGCTGAATCTTCAAAATCTAAATAAAAACCATTATCACCAAAGGTTAATCCTGATACATCTATCGGTTTCCAAATTGTAGGACTATCTTCATCAAATTCTCCAAAATCAGAAGCGGCATAGGCTTGACCATCAGAATATACCATTTCTGCTATATAACCATCAAGAAAACCAGATGGAGAAGTATTATCTATACATGCTATATTAATTTCATCACCTGTAGTATCCATATCTAAATCTTGAGTTGGATAATTACTTGTTGCAAAAGATGTTACTTGTGTTCCATTTACATAAATTTTTAATCTATTTGCCTCAGTAGCTTGAGTTGTGTCAATGGATAATACTATATGATACCAAGCACCAGGATCTTTATATACAGCATTTGTTTTCATTTTCCATACTTCTGATGGAGAACCGTTTTCGCCAGCTAGTATTTGTCCAGAATCAGTAAAACCTAGAGTCAGTCTTGGATCACCAACGCCTGTGTCTTGAATACCCATAAAATACATATAGTAGTCTGTAGTAGCCATATCTGTTCCTCTTTTTAACCATGTACTTATAGTTAATTTTCTTTGACTGGTTGGTGTGCCATTTGATCTATACATATAAGCACTATCACCATCATTAAACCTACATGAGTTATCTACTGAAAAACCGCCTGATAAAGTATTTGATGGAAAAATTAAAGGCATTAAACCCCCAATTCAGGCCACTCGCCTAAT